CGGTGTTCGTCCTGCTTTCCTAATCGTGTAATCAGACATCGACAGGGCTTTATGCCCTGTCATATAGTATAGTTAGCTTTCAAGATAGTTAAAATAAGAAAATAAAAATGATATAATTTCTGTTGAAAAAATAGAAAAGGAGAAATAGTATTATTTTACAATGTCAGAGATAAAGAAAAGTGAAAGAAAAGAATCAAAATTGCAAACAATTCATAATGCATATATGATAAGAATGGCAGTAACAAATTTAGCAGAAAATAATTTTTATATAACATTTTCAAAAATAGAAGAGAAAATAAACAATAGAATAAAAGGACTTGATGAAAAGGAACAAATAAGAATAAAAGAAAATATGTATAAATTTTATAGAAATCAAATAAATAGAGTATCAGACAATGTAATAGAATTAGCAACAGGAATAAGTAGGCATTTAAGAATTGCAAATACAATATTTCCAACATATATGTCAGAGTTTGAAGAAAGACGTATAGAAATGGACAGAGCTATGGCTTGTTGTAATGCACTTCAAGACGAATTGCAATATGCAGGAGAATGTTTATATGCTGATTTGAATAAGTATATGAATTTGGTTCTAGAAATTCAAAAAGAATTTAATATGATAAAATCACTTCGACAAACTGACAATAGGTTTTTAAAAAATATAAAAAAATAATAATTAGTGGGTAATCTTTGTATGTCGTTTCTTCTACGAATTTCGCGAATGTCAGCAACAATGGTAATTCGAGTTACAACAACGCTTCGAATGTCAACGGTGTTCGTCCTGATTTCACAACCCATACAATTTATTTATATGGACTTGATTCCATCGTATGGATATGGGAAAAGGAAAGGAAAGATTATCCCTTCAATAGCAGAATTGATAAATACTAATCATTATGTATTTGGTTACGACCAGTAATACTATTAAAGTGATTTTTATGAATATTTTTTATGATGCAAATAAAATTTATGAAGCTGGAACAAAGGCAATTCAAGGAGCACCTTTTAAATATCAATCACAATTGTTCGAAATGAACCATTTGATAGAAACAGCACAAATTTTAAAAGATTTGAAAGAGTGGAAATATAAACCAGTAGCAGGAAAAAAATTTACTATAAATGAACGAGGAAAAATAAGACATATTACAAGTAATAATATGGTTGATAAAACAATTAATCATTTACTTTGCGATAATGTTTTAAGTCCAGCTATTTCTCCATATTTAATCTATGATAATGGTGCAAGTCAAAAGAATAGAGGTGTGGCTTTTCATAGAAAAAGATTTGAAACACACTTACATCAATATTATAGAAAATATAAAAGTAATGAGGGATACATATTGTTAATTGATTTTAGCGGATATTATGCAAGTATTCCTCATGATTTATGTTTAAAGAAGTTACAATATTTTTTAAGAAAAGTAAACCCTGAAGAAGCAAAAATTACTATGTGGATTTTAAAAAATCTATTTGATGTATTTAATATAGATAATAAAAATGGAAAAGGCGTAGATATTGGAAGTCAACCATCTCAAAATATAGGAATTTCGTATCCATCACAAATAGACAATTATATAAAAATTGTTAGAGGATGCAAATATTATGGAAGATATACGGATGATAGTTATATCATTCATCAAGATAAAGAATTTTTAAAGCAATTACTAAAAGAAATAAAAATTATATCAAGTAAACTAGGATTAATAGTTAATGATAGGAAAACAAGAATAGTAAAATTATCTCAACAATTTAAAGTATTACAAATAAATTATTCACTAACACCAACAGGAAGAATAATAAAAAAGATAAGTACAAAAACAGTAACTCGAGAAAGAAGAAAACTAAAAGCATACAAAAGACTATTGGACAAAGGAAAAATGAAAAGTAACGATATAGAAAATAGTTTTAAAAGTTGGATGGCAGGAAATTATAAAAAAATGTCAATGCAACAAATAAGTAATATGTCGCAATTATATTATGATTTATTTAAGGAGGTACCGAAATGGAAAAATCATGGAAAATTACGTTATCTGATGGAACACAACTTAAAGACTTAAAATTGAGTGGAAATAATTATATTTCAAAAACAAAAATAACTGAAGATGATTTTAAAGGTAAATTATCAAAAATTACAATTGAAAATGAAACTGATAAAACATCTGAAGAACTTGAACATGTAGAATTAGTACAAATTGTTCATTATGAAGATGGCTATTATTTTGTATTAAGACAATTATCTGCAGATGAAATTGATAAAATAAAAACAAAAGCAGATATAGAATATCTAGCAATGATGACTGATGTTGATCTTGAGGAGGTGTAGTCAATGAACGAACATAGCAAAAATTTTGAAAAGGTAAAAAACTATTATGATAATGGAATTTGGAATGAAGCAAGAGTATATAATGCAGTTGGAAAGTGGATTACGGCAGAAGAATACAAAGAAATAACTAAAGAAGATTATGAGTAATTGCTTTCAGAGCAAAAGTCCATAAATGCCTTGAATTCAGGCAATAAAAGTATATTAAGTAAAAAAATAAACGCCTTAAAATTGATTTTAAAGCGTTGTTTTTTTGCTTTTTTTATTAATTTTACAAGAGAGGAGAAAGCCGATGGATAGTCCAGAAATTGCAATTGCACATTTAGAAGAAAGAGCGAAGTCCAATACAAAAAGAATAGATGAACATGATGAACAAATAAAAGAGTTACAAAACACATACAAAATCATGGAAAAGATGGATTACAGAATGGGAAATGTAGAAAAAAACATTTCAGGCATAAATGAAAAGCTAGATAAACATGATAAAGCAATAGTAGAGGAATCTACTAAAACAGATAAAGTAAAAGGGATGAAATGGGATAAGTTGATCGATTATTTATTCTATGCAATAGTAGCATTTGCTCTTTTTAAATTAGGATTAAAATAGGAAGGAGGGAAGTAATATGACAGTACAATTTTTAGTATATGTTATAACAACATTATTTACTTATATTGCAGGAAAAGTGTCAAAACACTTTGGATGGAATTATGATTTACCTATAACAGTTCAAAATATAATCATAATTGCAATTGCATCAATAGTAGGTTGCTTAATACATATAGAAAATTTAGGCGTTAATGATGTAATAACAGCAGTAATAACTGCCGTAGGTGGAGTAGGAACTGCAGTTGTGGCTTATGATGCAAAAAATCAATAATTTAATACAAGAAATTTATTCTTGTGATTTTTAAATACTGGAAGAAAAATAAAAAAACTTCCAGTATTATTTTTTATAAGGAGGTCATCGTTATGGATGAAAAAGAAGAAGTAGTTATGACAGAGGAAATGGAAATAGAATTCACAAATGGGAAAGGAGAGGAAGAATAATGAGTAATTCAAGTTTAGTAAATGTAAAAGTACCTGCACATTCTAACAATTATACTATTGGAAGAAGCGGAAGAAAAATTGAAAAAATAGCAATTCATCACATGGCAGGAATATTAACTGCAAAACAATGTGGTGGAATATTCCAAAATGGAAGTAGAAAAGCTTCTAGTAACTATGGTATAGGAAAAGATGCAGAAGTAGGTTTATATGTAGATGAAGCAAATACATCATATTGCAATTCGAATTGGGACTCTAACTGTAAATCAGTAACTATTGAAACATCAAATAGTTCATTAGGAGGAGATTATCCTGTTTCTGATGCTGTTTTAAATAAACTTATAGAATTAGTTGCAGATATTGCAAAAAGAAATAATTTAGGCAAACTTGTAAAAGGTCAAAATTTAGTATGGCATAGAATGTATGCTGCGACAACTTGTCCTGGTGATTATCTATTATCTAAAATGGATTATATTGCAGAACAAGCAAATAAAATAAATGGACAAGAATCTTCTACAACAGAAAACACAAGTAAAAAATCAAATGAAGAAATTGCTAATGAGGTAATAGCTGGTAAATGGGGTAATGGTGCAGATAGAAAAACAGCTTTAACAAATGCTGGTTATGATTTTAGTACAATTCAAAGTATAGTAAATGCAAAACTAAGTGGTAATTCGACAAACTCAAAACCAAATTTAAAATCCGTAGATGAAGTCGCAAAAGAAGTTATTGCAGGCAAATGGGGTAATGGACAAGACAGATTTAATAAATTAGCTGCAGCTGGATACGATGGAAATGCAATTCAAAATAGAGTTAATGAAATTCTAGGTGCAAAAACTACAACATCAAATAAGAAATCAAATGAAGTTATTGCAAATGAAGTTATACAAGGTAAATGGGGAAATGGTACAGAAAGAAAATCAAGACTTCAAGCAGCAGGATATGATTATAATGCAATACAAACAATCGTTAATAGAAAATTGAAATAATATAGAGGAGAAAACTCCTCTATTGAATATTTTTTATTTTTTGTTGTA